GCGGTGGTCTCGGCCTCGATGGGGGAGTGCTCGTTGTCGATGATGGCAAAGTCGAGCCCCGTGCGGCCGAGGCACTCCATAAGGCTCACGCTGGCGGTGTCAAAAAAGGTACCGATAGGCCGCGCGCCGGCGGCGAGCTTCTGTTTGAGTGTGTTTTCCATGCGGACTCCTCCTTGTCTTGTCTCAATGGCCCGATTATACGTGCATTTTGGCGGGATGGCAAGTGGCGCTGAAAAAGAGGGATGCAACTTTGCATCCCTCTTTTTGCGCTGGAATCACATATAACGAGCCAATGTTTTGTGCAGCAGGTCACTGTATTGTTCCAGATCATATACACTTGTCAAGTTGAATTTTTGGCCCTTTTTCTCCTCGTCCGGCACAATCAGTGTTTTCACTGTGTCGGTGAGTCTTAGGCGGCAAATCCATTTGCGGGTATTCTTCTTGTAAAGAATATTGATATAGGACTCTGTGTCCTTGTATGTAATGTCTTGCAGGTCAACGACGTCTTTCAGCAGACTTTTGATGATGAAATAGGCTTCCAGTTCCTCTTCCGTCGTCACGATTTTCGATTCGCTGCTGTCAGGAGTATCCGCATCTTTTTCTGTACTTGCCGCTTCCACTGTGGACTTTTCAGAGACGGAAACGCTGCCGCCAGAGCCGCCGAGAGCGCTTTTGATTTTATCGTTCATTGTCTCACTGATGTAATCATTGAGCGCTTTTTTCAGGAGAGGGCGGAATTTTTCAATAACAGCCTGCGTTTTCTGGCCGGTGTAGCAGCCTTGCAGGAAAAGCCGAGTAAGTTCATCGGACGGATTTTCTACCTGCTCTGCAAATTGGTCCTTAAACTCATGTACGTACTTCAGCTCTGATGCAGTGCTGAAAATGGAATCAATATCGAATTCTGATTTGCAGAATTTTTTAAGCTCACGCACCTGATTGTCACGAATATCGAGAATGTTGATGCTCAGAAACGGATCACTATCCATCTTGTTGGGATTATCCAAATCGGTAAAGAAGCGATAGATGAGACCGTTTGTTAGAATTGCGAATTTTGCATCCGTTGTGCCGAAATAGCGGAAAAGCTGAGAGTCATGACGCTCCAGATTTTCAGATATGGATTTACATTCAATTAGGATGACAGGTGTGTCGTCCTTCATGATGGCATAATCGACTTTTTCACCCTTTTTAATGCCTACATCTGCAGTGTATTCTGGAACGAATTCCTGCGGATTAAAAACATCATAGCCAAGCATAGAGAAAAACGGCATTATAATGGCGGTTTTTGTGGCTTCCTCTGTCTGGATAGAGTCTTTCAGAGTGTCCACACGCTTAGCAAATTGTTTGAGCTGGTCTATAAAATCCATAATACGCACTCACTTTCCTGTATTTGATTTTTTCGACTGTTTATTCAATTTTATCACGGGCGCGGTGGAAAGTCCATCCTTTTGAGATGAAAGATTTTTGGTGCTCAGCGGGGATTTCCCCTAACGGGGATAAACTTCGACTCCCCGGGAGCGACCGAAAAAAATATCCCCCGCCGAAAGGCGAAGGATATTTTTGGTGCTCCAGCGGGGATTTCCCCTGACGGGGATAAACTTCGACTCCCCGGGAGCGACCGGAAAAAAATATCCCCCGCCAAAAGGCGAGGGATATTTTTTGGTGCTCCAGCGGGGATTTCCCCTGACGGGGATAAACTTCGACTCCCCGGGAGCGACCAGAAAAAATATCCCCCGCCAAAAGGCGAGGGATATTTTTTGGTGCTCCAGCGGGGATTCGAACCCCAATAGAATCACGTGTTTTCAGTACTTATCACTTTCTGACAACACTTTTGACAACTTCCTGCTGCGTTTTACGTACCGGTTGACCTTGTTGTGTACCTGCTGTTTGCGCTTGTCCTCAAGGTCGGTGTAGATATCCTGCGTCATTGCGATGGTGGAGTGCCCGAGCAGATACTGCGCATCCTTGACATCGATATTCGCGCTGTGCAGCATGGAGGCATATGCGTGCCGGAGTTGATGCGCAGTCGATTGGATGCCATGGCTCTGCTGGTATTTTTTTAGGCCGGATTCCAACTCCGTCTTTGTCGGCAAGCCATTCGGGAAGAAGATGAATGTCTCTGGGTCGTCATAGTGCGGAAGAATTTCGACGACGTTATCCGGCAGGTCGAGGTAGCGCACGCCGGCTTCGGTCTTAGGGGATTTAAGAACCGGCTTTCGCGTGTCAGAATATGCAACGGCACGCGCGACGCACGCAGTCCGCGTAGTGAGGTCAATATCTTTTTGCTTCAGCGCGGCAGCCTCACCGCGTCTGGCACCAGTGTACAGCATAAAATACGACATCCGGGCAAACAAGCTCTCGGTTTTCGATTCTTCAATTTTTTTCAGATCGTCAGGCGGGGTTGGTTTCCTGGGCACGCGCGGGTTGCCCTTCGGTGTCGGGATGCCGATACAGGGGTTCGCGTCGATGTCCGCACAGAGAAAGGCATGGTTCAGGATCTGCCGTATCACAGATTTTGTGTTGTTGATGACCTTCTGCGAGTAGCCACGCGCGGCGAAGCGCTGCAGGAAGACGACGATCTGGTGACCGGTGATGTCCGTGACATACTGGTCGCCGAAAGCGTCCACAGCGCGATTCTTTGCTGTTCTGTAACCGCATACGGTGTTTGGAGACAGGCGCGGTTCGCACTGCTCCCACCAGTCATCGGCGACGGCCTCGAATGTACGGCCATTGTCCGCTGCCTCGTTCGCGTGCTTTTCGCACTCACGGATATAGTCGTCACGCTTTTGCTCGACTTCTTTGTCGGTTTTTCCATAGAAATACTTTCGCTCGCCATTGATGGTGTCAGACAAGACAATGCGTCCGTCTTTGCGCAGCGTGTATTTTGTCCTTTTTCTTGCCATAGGCATCCTCCTGTTGGGTTCTTGCATAGTGGGAAATTTGTGCAATCGGATATTTACAATCCAGAAAAAGCGTCATAAAATAGAAGTAAGGGTGTGCATTATTTTGCGTGTCCAGAATATCGACAACAAATCTACCGTCCTAGTGCTGCAGCACCGGGGCGGTTTTGTATAAAAACAAAATATGCGGACATTTATAAAGATAATAGCACGGATAAATGTTTAATTACAAAAAGCGCTTGATTTTGCAATTAAACAATGATATTATGCATCAAACCGAACAAAACAAGAGGATTTTGAAAAGCAAGAGGTGTTCACATGAACTATGAGTCTTTAAGGACATTATATTATAAGGATCCTGAACTGTATCAGCAGGAGTATGCCAGCCGGCGGAACGGAAGAGCTACTATCCATATAGATTTTGATGTTTCGGGAAAACCGGCATTTTTTGAGGAAAACAATGAAGTGTTCCTCCTTGCGTTTCAAATCATGTCATGCGACAAGAAGATTCTTTCGATCAGCAAGGATCTGCCGCCGATTGCGCTGCAGCAGTACAGGAAGAAGTGCCTGATCGACGAAATTGTCCTTACAAACAAGATCGAAGGTGTACACAGCAGCCGGAAAGAAATCGGTGAGGCACTTGCAGTACTCGATGAGCAATCCTCCGCAAAAGGGAAACGTCATCGGTTTATCGGGCTTGTCAATAAGTATAATAAGCTTACGAAAAGTGAGTCAGTATCTTTGGCATCATGCGAAGATATCCGGAATATTTACAATGAACTGGTGCTGGAGGAAGTCATTGCAGAGGATCCGCAAAACGCTCCTGATGGAAAAATCTTTCGGAAGGATCAGACTACCATTCGCAGCGCAACAGAGAAAGTGATCCACGCAGGCCTGACACCGGAGAGAAAGATTATCGAAGCAATGGAAAAGGCGCTCGCGTTTCTGCATGATGATTCCATACCATGGCTGTTTCGGATCTGCATTTTCCATTATATGATTGAGTATATCCATCCGTTTTATGATGGGAATGGACGGCTGGGTCGGTTTATTCTGAGCTACTGCATTGCGGAGAAATGTGAGAGCCTGAGTGCCTATCGCATTTCGGAAACGGTGAAAGAAAACATCAAGGACTATTATGAAGCGTTTCGGGTCTGCAATGATCCGCGCAATCTTGGCGATTTGACGCCGTTCCTGTTGATGATGTTGGAAATGCTCTTGAAAGCCATGCAGGAACTTGTAGATGGGTTGCAGAGACGGAAAATTCTGTTGGGTCGGTATGAGAAGCTGGTGGGCACTTTTCCGGAGAGTGAAAACGAAAAAATGCACATGCTCTACATTTTTCTCGTTAGGGCAGCACTGTTTTCGGAGGACGGAATATCTACTGCCGAGCTGCAGGAGGTTTGCGGCGTCAGCTATGGAACGCTCCGGAAGCTGCTGGATAATGTAAGAGATCAAGGGCTGCTGATCCAGACAAAGCGGGGGCGGGAAAACTGTTTTGAAATGGACTTGAACCTTCTGGATGAAAAATTCATGAAACAGAACTAAACTTTCGCGTTTGCATATTGCCCCGGTGCGCTGCGCCGGGGCAATTTTCATACACTTATAAGCTGCTCCTTAGATTCAGCCGAGCGCTCGGCGGCTCTTGGCATTTGATCCACAAAAGTCTCGATGCCATCAATATGTTCAGATAGTTTTGGCTTGATATATTGCTTCATGGGATCGAGAATGAAATCGATGCCGTTACGCCTTGCCATTTTGGCAACGGGGATGAAATCACTGTCACCGGCAATTAGTATAATCTGATCCACATAGCGACCATATGCCAATGATGCAACGTCCAAGCCGATTCTCATATCCACGCCCTTTTGTTTCACGATAAGCCGAAAGTCGCGCTCAACGAGTTCTGCAGGAGTTCTTGTGCCTGAGAGGATTTCCTTTAAAGCTCTGGGCTTCAAGGTGTAATAGGCTTGAGATTCGGCGAGCTCGCCCATCCGTAGCGCGATTTTGCGCTTTAATTTTAGTTCCTCATAAAAAGCCTTAGACCATTTTGTGCCGGCCTTTTCGGAAAAAGCGATTGTTTCTTTTGTCAGCGGATGAATAATGTCTCGCTCCATTGGAGGGCAATCATAATAAAAGATTCGATATAAATCTCGTGGTTCTGTTGCTTCACTCAAATGCAGCAGGCAGTAGTTGAAAAGTTCATTAGCGCGGTCTACTGCACTAATCTCTTTACCCCATAAATAAATTGCGCGTTTTCGGTAATAGCCTCCGTCAACCATGATTGCTGTTTTTCGAACCGTTAATTGATTCATATTATTTCTCCTATAAAAAAATAAAACCCTTGAGTTTGGAACATCCCGAAAGGTGGGAGCCCGCGCCCAAGGGTTACTTTAGCTGAGTAGAATACTCTACATTCCTATCTTATGCCCATGGACGTAAATTGTCAAGTTGGGAATATGCCAAAATGTTTCGCTATATATCACTGGATTTTTATGACCAGCGAATTCTATATCCGTTCAGTAGCTGCGCCGGGGCAATTCTCATTCTCCCTTAGTCAGGAAATGCCGCCTGTACAGCTCTTTCAGCTCATCGGCGGTGTAGTTCGTGCCGAACCGGCGATTGATGAGGCCGCGCGTGATGCCCCAATTCCAGCCGTATTTGTGGACCAGGCGGTACATGACGCTATAGATTTCTGCCTGCATGCGTGCCACGCCTCCTCACACGGCGCTTTCTTCGCTGATCGCGCTGTCGATCATCTGCTGCAGCTTATCGCGATCCCACAGCAAGATGCCGTTCTTTTCGGCCAGTTGCTTTGCACCGGCGGTAAAATAATTATTTGTCATCACAACACCAACATGGCAGTTGTACATGCTTTTACCGGCGCACACTTCCTGCACTGGCGTGTTCCCCAGCGCGGAAGAATAGCATTTACACTGGACGGCATAGCGCACGCCTTCTTTTTCGGCAATCACATCAACACCTTGGTCTCCAGAACCAGGCGTCACAGACACGTTGACAAAGCCGTTTTTTCGCAGCAGGTCAGCGCAATAGTTTTCAAATTCATGGCCTTCCATACCGTCGGTTTCAGAAATGTCGATGCCTGACATCGTGCCTTCGCAACGAACCGTGCCGTCAGCAGCTGCATATGTGTTTACAACACCGCATTCCGCAAATAACTGGTTGCGTAGTTTAATCGCAAATTCCATGGTCTCATCATCGAATTCGTTTTTGTGTTTTTCAATTTCATCTGCAAATATGCGGCATAGGCTCTCTACATGGCTGCGGCTGTTTCTGTATGTTGTTTTCGCCGCTTTTTTTACGCTGTTGTAATGACAACGTATCTGCCGGACTTCTCCCGCAACGTCCTGTATCGTGCGCAGGCGGACGCGCCGGGCATGCGCACTGGCTGGCGTGACCGAGAAACTGCGCTGATCGAGCTGCGCAGTCTGTTCATCCCGAACGAAGGCACGGAGTATCTGCTGGATCTACTCAGCCGTATGTCCGATGAGAACACAGTGTCTACCAACGATAATGGTGTCACGCAGACCGTGACGGCGCGGCAGGGCGTTGCGCTCAACGCAGTCGTTAATGTGCGGCCGCGGATTAAACTGCAGCCGTTCCGCACGTTCCTCGAGGTCGCGCAGCCGGAAAGCGAATTTCTCCTGCGCGTGGACAGCGAGAAAGGCATCGCCTTTTTCGAGGCGGATGGCGGCATCTGGCGTCTGGAAGCGAAACGCAACATCGCTGAGTATTTCGAGCGCGGCCTGAAAGACCTGATTGAACAGGGCAAAGTCGTCATCATGCAGTGATTCGATAGCACACTGGGCGGGGAAATTCGCCCGGTGCTCTGAAAGGAGGACAACCATGAAAATCTACATATCAGGGAAAATCGCCGGGGATCCGAACTATAAGGGAAAATTCGCCCGAGCGGCTGCACAGCTTGAGCGGCTGGGCGCGACGGTCATCAATCCGGCCACAGCGCCGGAGGGGCTGGACAAGCTGGACTATATGCGCATCTGCTTCGCTGAGATGGAGGCGGTGGACTACGTCGTGTTCCTTCCGGACTGGTCGTCTTCGGATGGCGCGAAGCTGGAACGCGCGTGGTGCGACTATGTCGGCGTGCCGACGGCGAATTGGGACGCTTTTCGGGTAGACATGCTTGTGCGGAAGTCGCACGGCTGCACATTCCGCGAGCTGCTGGCGCTGGAGCATCCGAACGCGGTGGACGAAACCTGTATTGGCGGGTGTTTTGGATGCCCGAATACCTACGGTTACGAGCCGAAGAACAAACCGTGCCCGCATGAACATGTTCATCAGCGAGAGGTAAAAGAAGTACTGTGCGCGGCCTGTTGGGATCGTATCGTCCCGGGAAGTGAGGCGCTGCACAATGAGTAAGGCCGTACTTATCAGCATCCGCCCCAAATGGTGCGAGCTGATCGCCAATGGCACAAAGACCGTTGAGGTGCGCAAGAGCCGCCCAAAGCTGCACACGCCGTTTAAGTGCTATATCTACTGTACGCAACCGAGATACCCGCACGAGGACTATATCGAGACGGATTATCCAAAGCCGCAATTTTACGGTGGCGGTAAGGTCATCGGCGAGTTTGAGTGCTATGACACTGTCCACCTCCTCCGTTTTGGCGGTAGCGTCAGCCCGGAGAGATATGGCATATGCTTGCCGGATTGGAGCGTTGTCCCGGCGGACGAGATCTTTGATGACGCCTGCTTGACCCGCGATGCGGCCGAGGCGTATCTCGGCGGGCGGGAAGGCTGGGCATGGCGCATATCAGGCTTGCGAATCTATGATAAGCCTCGCGCACTGAGCACGCTTTGTCGTCCGTATGAGTGCGATGATTGCGATGCGAAATGGGCAACTGACTGCAACGCTTGCCATGACAAGGGCAAAATCAAGCGCCCACCGCAGAGCTGGCGCTATGTGGAGGTGACTTAATTGGACTGGAAGCGGGAGGCGGCCGATGAGCTGCGCAACTACATGAACCGAAAGGCGGCAATTGCAAACATCAGCGGTCAGATCGCTGACCTGGCGACGGAGATCACGAGCATCCGCAGCGCCTCGGCGGATGGCAGTCCGGTCGCCGGCGGCTCAAACGGCCGAGACGATGCGCTCGTCAACAACATCCTGAAGCGAGAGAGGCTGGAAGAGGCGCAGCGCTTGACCGAGAACCGGGTGCGCCGCGTGGATCGCGCCTTGAATCAGCTCTCCGAGCGGGACAGGTGCGTGCTGCAGCGATTTTACATCACGCCGTGTATCGGAGGCGTCGAGCGGCTGTGCCGGGAATTGGCCATCGAGAAAACAACTGCTTACCGCTGGAAGGATTGCGCACTGCGGAATTTCACGATAACGATGTATGGTCTCACGGAGATGTGAGCGTAACGTGGGAAAAAATCGGGAACATTTTCACGGGAATCTGTGTTAAAGTGATATCGCGGGATTGCGAGAGAGACCAGTCCCGCAAGTCACTTTGTGATATACCTCTCTTCCTTTGATTCTTTTGCAGAATGTACGCATGGCTTTTTCTCTTGTCTCTGTCAACTCCGGTTTTCTCATGTCTCTCAACAAAGCAAAGCACCGGCCCGGTTTCGGGTTCGGTGCTTTGTGCATTCTGGTGCGGTTATGAATCTGAAACAACTTACCTACAAACTGCAGGCGGCGCTGAACCAGCGCGGCGAGCATTACAAAGTCAATCAGTTACAGCACTACTCCGAGCGGCTTGGCCGGATGGTAACAAAATACGTGCTGGAAAAGGCAGAAACCGATGAAACCGGGAAGCATATCAGCACGCGCGTACTGGAGACTTACAGCATGGCGGATGTCGTAAAAACGCTGGCGAAAATCTATAGCGGGTGATCCCATGAATCTCACGCCAAAGCAGCGCGCTTTTGCGGATTTTTACATCGAATTGGGCAATGCGACCGAGGCGGCGCGCCGGGCGGGATACTCGGCGAAAACCGCCAAATCCATCGGAGCGGAAAACCTGACAAAACCTGACATAAAAATCTATATAGCGCGGCGGCAGGAAAAAATCGAATCCGAGCGCACGGCATCCCTGAAAGAGATCCAGGAGCTGCGCACGGCGATCATGCGCGGGAAGGAAAAAGACCAGTTCGGCATTGAAACCTCCATCGCCGACCGTCTACGCGCAGCCGGCGACCTTGAGAAGTCGCTGCGCATCAAGGAAGAGCAGGAAACAAAGGCAGCAGCGCGTGCATCCGCACATTATGAGCTGCCCGCGCGCGTCCTTGGCCGGGCGTTTGTGGACATCAACCGGCGCATTCAGCCGAATATGACGTATGTCTTTGAAGGCGGCCGCGGCGGCCTGAAATCATCGTATATATCCCTGAAAATTGTCGAGCTGCTGAAAAACAACCCGACGATGCACGCCTGTATCATCCGCAAGATGGGCAACACCTTGAAAGACAGCGTGTATGCCCAGATGAAATGGGCGAT